GCTCATATTCCTTGATCGCGATCGCGAGGCTCTGCACGTCGAGATCGAGGTTCTGGCCGTTCTTTTGAAACGAAATCCACAGCAGGAGATCGTCGCCCTCCTTGGCGAAAAGGTGAGGCGCATTGGCGTCCACCGTCTGCGTGCCTGTCGTCTTGGTCGTCGTGTCCGCGCTCGTGACGGTTTTCTCCACCGTCTGCGAGGAGCCAGCCGAAGCCGCGATGAACTCAACCGTGCGCTTTGCCACATCAATTTTGACCTCGTATCCTGAGCTGGTGAGCGCGGCATTCGCGGCCTCGATGCCGATCGTAAGAACAAGCGGCGCGCTGGTTCCGTCGCCATTCGTCGCAGTGAGTCCGCAGACGAAAACCCCCGGGGCCTCCGCAGCGCCGGAGATCTTCCCTGTGCCCGCGTCGATCGCGAGGCCAGCGGGGAGATTCGGGCAGGACCACGATGTCGGCGTGTTCGTCGCGTAGGGCTGATATTCCCAGGCTTCCCACTGCTTGTAGCCGAGGACCGAAGTGGTGGTATTGATGACGGGAGCGGCCATAAAATCAAACGATGGTAGCCAAGGATTTCTTGTGCGGGTTGAAGGCGAGGAACACGTAGCCGCGGGGATCCGCGAGGCTGTCCTCCGTGTCGAAGCGGGCGAGGCGGGCGCGGACCGCGAAGCCAGGGCCGGCGGGAACGACAGCGGTCGTGGCCCATGCGCCGCGGTAGAGTTTGGTTTCGCCCGCGATCGTAGCGGACCCGCAGGTGAAGCGGACGCCGAACGTGTGCGGGGTCCGGATCGAGGTCAGATGCATCGGGCAGGAGATGACCGGAGTCGCGCCCCATGTGATGCCCGAGATGTTGGTTCCCGCGCCGCCGGCGACCGCCGCAAAGGCTCCGATCTCCACAATGAGCACCCATTGCGCACGGGTCTCGCTGCGAATGATCTGCGTCTCAAAATCCAGTTGAAGGGTGAAGAGCGATCCGACAGGGAACATCGAGCCGTTCACGTCGAGCATGAGAAGCTCGCGCTCGAAATCTGTCGGGTGGTAGCTGGTTGTCGTTCCCTCACGGGCGACGCGATACCAAAGACGGCCATCGCAGACCGCGTGCTCGCCCGCCTTGAGCTTCGATCCCTTGCGACCCATGCCTCCCGACAATGAGACCTCTGCACCCGACGCATTGAGGTAAACGTTGCCCGTGTAGGGCGCGCCAGGGGCCGGAATGGGAATTGTCAGGTTGGCTATCGTGGCATCGTGGATCGCCGGGAGGAGTCCGCCGGGGCGGGGCAGCGTGGCAGCGTCGAGGCTTCCGATCATTTCCTTGTTCGTGGCAGTCGCGCTGCGCACCGCGGGAATCAATGTGCCAGACGTCGGCAGGACCGTGGCGTCCAGCGTGCCCGCGACAGCTGTTGCGCGGCCAGGGTAAAGCTCCAGATAGGACGGCAGCGCGAACGTGAGAGCCAGGTCATTGGCCGCGTCTCCGGAGAGAACCTTTTTCACGGCATCGGCAAACCCTGGGATGCGGGAGAGATCGCCGAAGCGATCGGCGTTGAGAAGGCCATCCGCATCGGCGAGCACGCGGCGTTCGAGCTCGCCGGTTTCGGTATTGAGCCCCCAATAGACGAGCTCGCCGGTTTCGGAATCCAGACGGGGAACCGTGAGCGGGATCGTGGAGATGTCCAGGTAGCCGCCGGCGTTGAGGCGGGGAATGTTGACGGGGATCTTGGCATCGGGGATGAGCCCGCCAAGCTGGCTCCACAGGAGGGAGCCGATGATCTTGCTGGCCGGGATGTTCGGCCAATCAGCCGGGAGGCTGTTGTAAAGCTCCTCGATGATCTCCGTGAGCGTCTGGCCATCGCGAGCGCCCACGCCGTCCACCTGGTCAGTCGGGTGCCGGTGGGCATTGAGGATCGGCATCGCGTTGAGCGAGCGCACCCAGACATTCATGCTGCCAAGAGCCGGGGAGGCGGGGATCTCTTTTCCGAACCAGACCTGGACTTGATTCGCATTGATGACGTCCACCTCGAATTCGTCATCCATGACCTGGCGGAACTTATCCGGGGCATCGGCGATTTTTTCCAGCACGACAACCTCAACCTCACGGGTGTTGAAATCGTGCGTGTAAACGAAATCTTCCGCCAGGGCCGGAGTGGAGAACTTTTGCCCGAGGAGACCGATGGCAACGGGATCGGTCTCGAGGGGATAGACATAGACGGTATCCGTGCGGGTGGCCACAGCGGCGATGTAGGCGGCAACTCCGGCACTGAGCCCATCGTTGATCAGCGTGCAGGCTTGTTGGACGATGGTATCCTCAGCGCCCGCCTCGTCAGCGGCGACGATCTCAAAGACCATCGGAATGTTTCGCGCCCCGGCGAGGACATCCTCGATCGCCGTCGAGGTGAACGGCAGCGAGGCCGTAGGGGAATCGATCGCCACCTGGTCGAACATTTCTACCGCCGTGAGATCCTTCGCGGTCTGGGCAAACGCGCCGATGAACTCGATATCGAAAAGCCCGCGATCCCGCGCGGTGACCACATACCGGATATCGGCAGCGTCGAGCGCGGTGTATTGCGCGTTGAGGGAATCCGCGATCGCGGAGGCCGTGACGGTGGAAACGGGGAGCACCTTGCCGCTGGCCAGCGCGAAGCTGCCCACGGCCGCGGCGGGGATCGTCAGCCGCTGGACCTCGTTGCGCAGCGCGCTGCCCGCCCGCACGCGGGTGACCGTGACTGCCGGAGGAGCTGGCAAGGCAAACTGGTTCGTGAACGCGACCGGGGCCCGCACGAGCTTGAGGTTGACCTTGCCCGAGATCGCTTCATCCACCCGCACCTGCGGGATGCAAAGCGGGGTCAACTTGTTATCGTCAATCGGAAATTCGATTTCGATCGCATTGTCCGGGATCGTCCACTGGACGATGTAGAAATGCTCCGGGCCGTCCTCGAGGATCGTGAGTCCGCCGGCGGCAGTGACCGAGGCGAGGGCATTCAGCGCGACGGCGAGAGCGGTTTTAGAGATATCCCAATCGAGGGCGGCAGTGGAATCGTCGCCGATCTTGACCTTGAATGTGCCGCCTTTTGGAGCCGCGTCAATGAGCAGCACTCCCGCTGCGAGCGTGTGCCATGCGATGCTGGCGGCTTCATAAAGCGCAAACGACGCCGAGTTGGTCACAGGACGCCAGCCGTGGAGAACAACCTCGTAAGTGTCGCCCTGCATGAAATTGAGGGCGACGGCCCCGCGGGTCTCGGGGTCCGGGATCAACACCCGGTTTTGCAGATCGATGTGGAGATCCAGCCTCATGAGAAAAGCGGAAAGCGGAAAGCGAAAAGCGGAAAGGGACTATGCATTTTCGTAGCGCAGAGGGTTGGGCTCGGATTCGTCGGGAATGGGCGATGTGGCGAGAAGGGGCGTGAGCCCGGCAAACTGCCGGAGCCAGGAAAACGGGAACGGGCGCACGGGGCGAGTCCCGCGCGGGGTCAGAGGAGGCGGATTTTCAACAACGGTGCGAGCGGGCATCGAAGACACCGGAGGTGTCAAAGGGAATGCGGAATGTGGAATGCGGAATGCGGAATGGAAGAATCCCGCGCCCGCGCGGCACTTGGACGCTGTGCGGCCCAATTTCTAATTTCTAATTTCACATTTCTAATTTTCTTCAGACCGTCCAAAACTCGACGCTGGCGGTGGTGAAGAGGATGTTATCGATCTCCGCCTGGACCTGGGAAACGAAGGCGTTGTAGGAATCCGCCATGCCCATGGCAAAGGAATCCGCCAGGCCCGCGCCGATGCCTCCGAAGCTCTGAGTGGAGATCGGCCCGGCGGCGAATTCCTGATGCGGGCGCACGATCGAGGCGGCGAGGTTGTGGAACTCGCGTTGCTGGACAAGCAGGCGGTCTCCGGCGGGGCCGTCCTTTTCCTCCCGCACGAGAAACAGGCGGGCGATCTCCACCCAGCCGCCGGCCAGCGCCCCGAAGGAACGCGACAATGGACGCGGCACCGCGGCCAGGCGGTAGCGTGCGAGCGGCGGCGGGGGAAGGGACGCCGGGAAGAACGTCGCACGCAGCGGCGCGGCCACAAGGATCACATGCGCCCGGAAGATCGTTTTCTCCCACATCTCGGCGGTCTGAAAATACGGGATGCGGGCGGAATCGGCGACCGGAGAAAAATCCTCGTTTCCGGACGCAGCCTGCGGAGCCTCGACAAGCAGGAACGGCGGATCTTCCTCCAACAGATCGCGATCAATGAAATGTTCACTGTATCCGGATTCCCCGGGTTTCGGCTCCGGGTAATCGGAGGGCTTCTCCCATCCGCGCGGATCGTCCTTTTTCAGGTAGGAGATGCTCGGGACCGAGTCATTGATGAACCCGGGACCGATGAAGAGTTTCCACTTTAGGCGTTCATCGAAGCGCGCGGCGGAAACCTTCCACTCGAATGGCGGATCCGGAGCCTGCGAGTTGACGACGCCCGGGTTGAGGCAGCGGCTCCGGCCTTGCTGGACAAGGGAATTCCAGTCATCGGCGAGAAACTTGTCATCGCGCCGCTTGATGAGATCGCGGAGATTTTTCATGGGACGAATGGGACGGAATGGGACTTATGAGTCCGCCGCCCAGAACCAATGTTTGGCGGTGCCGTTGTCGCGTCGCTCGCTGGTGTCGTGGCCGAGATCCCGCTTGGCGCACTGAACGCTGCGGATCGCCCCGTCTGTGTTGATGAGGAGGCCGATCAGCTTGAACCCGGTGTAAGGTTCGGCCTTTGGCAGATCGGGGGAGGCAATAATGGCCACCTCCTTGCGCGACCAGTCCTTATTGCATACGACTTTGAAATACAGGCGGCAGCGGTGCTGCTTGTTGAAGTCGGACGCCTTCACTTTGAGCGCTGGGGTCTCCCCGTTTTCGTCTTCATCGGAGATCGCCAGATCATCGATCTCCGGCTCCATGCCGCCGACAAGGCCGAAGCCGAAGCGCACGAGCGTGATATCCGCAGACTCGCCGGAGGAAGCGGAGATCCTGAAGGCGATATCCTGTCGCACGGTGGAGCGGACATCGAAGGAAACAATCACTTGGTCCGGGAGCTCGCGGCGGCGCACCCCCCGCCCGCTCGGCTTTCCGATGCTCTCAATCGCGCGGACGAAGGCGTTCCATTTCCGGGTGAACTGCGGACTCAGGCGTCCTTCTTCATCACACACCCGATCGCCCGGGCGAACCATCAGGTCATTAACGGAAAACATCAGCGCACCTTGTAAATATCTCGGTTCCAGCCGCCCCGGCCGCTGGCGAGCCACTCTTCGTTGATCGTCCAAATATTGCCCCGCCATGTCGCCTTGAGGCTTCGCTTGATCCAATTGCGGCCCTCCGGAAGAGTCGGCGGCTGCATCTTTCCACGCGGATTGTCAATGCAGCCGATTTCGCGAAGAAGATAGGTGGGGAAATTTTTCTCCCCGAATCCGCGCCGCCAGACCGCGCCGATATTTAAGAACGCGCTGACCCCAAGCATCGGGTTCTTTCGGGACTCCCCATCGATCGTGATTTTTGCAGGCCAGGAATCCAGCTTTTCCCCGTCCATGATCGCCTTGTATTTGTTCTTGAGCGCCTCCCAGTCCGGATGCGTCTCGATGGGATCTTCGCTGGTGCTTCCATCGAGCTCAAACGTCTCTTCGATCTCCGCGCCCGGGCGAACCCCTTCATGGTTCAGGGTCAGAATCCAATCACCATTGTCATCCGAAGCCGATCGATCCACGATCGGCAAGTCGAGCGGAAGCGAGGAAGGGACAAACGTCGCGCACTGTTCCTCCGAATAGACAACCCACGGAATCTTGAAAGTGAGAACTCCCGAGCGATCCGCGTTGAACGATGCGCCAGCGATGCGATTGGGTTCCGGCATAATCAGGCGGCTCCAAATACCGCCACACGCGAACCCGGGCGACCGCCATCGGACTTGAGCGCAGCCCGGATGTCGCGGAGCAGTCCGTTCGTGGTTTTTGTTTCACTGAGCAGCGGATCTCCACCAACGCCACCGGAGGTGCCGCCGATTTTTTGCAATGCGGAAACCGCCGATTTGCCGCTGCCCATATCGACATCGAGGCCGGGCAATCCAGACTTCGCAGGAGCGGCGTCTTTCAGGGCCTTTTCGCTGACGGCCTGGACATTATTGGCAACTCCGGCCCAGATGCCATCGAGACGGGATTGATCGCCCGAGGTATCGAAAACTTTGGAGCCTGTGGCATAACCTTTTCCGGGTGCGTCGAGCACATCTTGCAGGGCCTTCGCGGTGTTTTGCTTTGCCTTTTCGAGCACGGGGCCCAGAAGGCCGGACGCGGACGATCGGTCTTCCTGTCCGCTGGTGCGAATGCCTTGCGCTTTCTCACGAATAGCCTCTGCCGCCCCCGAGAGTTTTCCGAGGCCGGGAACCTTAGAGAGCTTTTCGAGAAGCAAAGCAACCCCATCAAGCATCATGGCGATGAAGCCTTTCGCAATGCCCATAAGAGCCGATCCCAAGCCCAGCCAGAAATCGGGCGTGGTCAGGATTTCAAAAATCGTGCAGGCATTTTTGAACGGGATGGCAAGGATCGCCAGAATGGTGTCTCCAATCGCGACGAAAATCCCCACCAACACATTGCCCGCATTTTGGAATGCGATGCTCAGCGACGTGAAAAAGATCTCCCCGATGGTTCCATCGGAAACCGCCTGAACCAGATTGGCGATGATCGTGCCGACCTGTTGGCCAAGCGCGGAAAAATCCATGCCGGCCAGGCCGTCGAGGATCGGCTTGAGCACGGGAGCCACCTTGTCGGCGACTCCGACGAAGAAGCCTTGAACCTTGAGCCCAGCCAGCGCGAGCTTGTCGCTGACATCATCGAAGAGCGCGGCATCCTTGCTCAGCAAATCCGCCTGTCCACCGACCTGCGCGGCGGCATCCCCGAATCCCCCGGAGGCGAACAAGGCGAGCAACTCGCCCCCGCTCTTTCCAAAAATATCCATCGCCGCGGCGGATTTCTGAGCAGGATCATCGATCCGGTTGAGCGCCTCGCCGATGGCATGGAACTGGTCAACCGGAGCCTGTTTTTTCAGATCGTTCAGGTTGAGCCCGAGCTTGGCAATCGTGTCGGCCCCGGCACCGGTCGCCAGAGACTTCTGCATCTTGTTGATGACCGGACCGACATCCTCCGCCGCCTTGCCGTTGTTTTTGAACTCCTGCTGGAGTTTCGCCAGCTCGCCCGCGGCGACGCCCGTGCGGGCGCTGAGATCACTCAGGTCGCCACCAATATCAAGAACCTTGCCGACACCAAGGGCCAGACCACCGGCAGCGGCAGCCGGAAGCGCGAGGAGCTTTGCGGCAAACTTCCCGACTGAAACAAATTTCTTTTCAAGACCAAGAAGCGACTTGTCCACCCGGCGGAATGCCGCCTGGATGGGACTATCGTTGGCATCGAATGTTGCTGTCGCTTTGGCCACGGATGCGCGGCGATGTCAAAGGCTACAGCCAACCGGCGGCGCGGATGGCCTTCTTCAGCAGGAAGTCACATTGCCGGTCCATCTTCTTTGCCTGATTTTTTACGGCCCATGAAACACGGCGCTCGTAGTCCTTCACATTACCGACGAACTTGACCTCATTGTTGAGCGTGATGCTGAATTTATAGGCATCCACTTTTACCACCACGGACCCGCGTGAAGCGCCATGCCTGGAAACCCAAGCGGGGAGCTTCACGCCAAGTTTTTCGGCGGCAGCATTCCATCCGGCGGAAAGGATGCCTACAAGGGCAAGAAGTTTCTTTTCAAATGCGCGCAGGGTGGCGACATCTACCGACACTTTCCCAGATCCACGCAGAGCCCCGGTCAAAATGCGCTTGTCCGTGCGTCCGGTGCGAGGATTACGGGTGCGGGCGTGGACATCGGCGGGATCTTCAAACGGGCCGTTGAACCCCTTGGCAGCGGCAACCATGATGCTGGCAAGGCCAATGCGGATGCCCGCCTCGCCCGCCTTCTTGGCTGCGGAACCGGATACCCCTGCGGATCCGGGCGGGGTGATCTTCACGACATCGCGAATGAACCCACGGGCGGCGGTCTCGCAGACTTCGCGCGGGGCTTTCTTTGTCTCGGCGGCCAGGCGGCGGATCGCATTGCGGAGATCAGAGGCGTCGAGCTTCATGGGAAGAGAAAGCGGAAAGTGGAAAGCGGAAAGGCTTCATGTTTTTGCTTTGAACCGTTGGAAAGCGGCTTCGACCTCGGGATCAACCGCGCGTGCCGGCCATGCGAGCAGGGCGGTGTCAAGCTTGGCAACCTGATCCACGGCGGATTCTGCCGGTTCGTAGGTGCGCCAGCGGGCGCGACGCAGGAGCCAGTGGTAGTATTGCTCCCCGCGGGAGAGCGGGAGGCGGAAGAGGATAAATTCCTCGCTCCAGTGGAAGGCTTCGGCCAGGGCGGCTACTCGGCAGGCGAGCCACCCTGGCTCAAGGAGTTTGGGTCCGGGCGTTCCCTTCCGGCATCGGCGGGCGGCTTGGCGTCCACCACAGCCGCATCGGCCTCGTCAAGCGTGCCAAGCTGCTCGTAGGCGGCGGCGATGCCCTCCGGCGGGATCTGCGCCAGAAAGGGATCGACAAACTTGATCATGAACTCATCCCATGCGTCATCCGGAGAAAGCGGCACGGCATCGCCGCGCGGCGAGACAAGCCGGTCGTAGAAGCGGATCGCCCGCGAGACGGTATCGAGCGGAGCGGCCTGGATGAACAGGAACGCATGAACCTGTTCCTTCATGGCCGATTCGCTCAGCGTGGCGCACACGTCCTTTCCCTTTCCCAGCTTCATGTCGAGCGTGCGCAGGGCATTGACGGTGAAGTAACCGGGAGGCCGGAGGCTGAACCCTCCCGCCGTGACGATGCTGTCGAGGAAGGCGAGGGCGTTTTTGGATTCTCGGTTGTTCATGATCTTAGGATGGCTCTCCGTTTGTTGGGGTCTTGGGTTTCGACGTATTTGAGGAAGCGGGTGCGCCGATCCTCGGGAAGATTTTGCGGGACGAACGCGGCCCAGTCAGGCCCGAAGCGCACGGCCCCGCGTAGTGGGACAGCCGGGAGCTCGCGGAGGATGAAGATGAGGTTGCGGATCGCCGCTTCCATCCAGGTATCAGGCTTCTCAATCGTGGCGAGTTCAGTAAGCGTGAACCGCGGCGTGTAGGAAAATGCGCGCTGGTAGGAAAGCCCGCAGCGCATGATCGCGATCGGATGCTTGGGATTCGCGAGCAGCCAGGGAGAATCGTTCCAGGCGGCGCGCATGGTTCCGGTATCGAATCGCCCATCGCGGCTCTCGCCCTTGAGCGTCCAGACCGAATCGATGACGAGCTCTCCGGACTTGGCCTCGCAGGTGGAATAAAAAAGCTCGCCGCCGGCAGATGGAATGCCAAGGGTGAGCAATGCGGCTATGAGAAGAGTCACATCTGAACGCAAAGGATCTTCATGATCGTGAATTTGAACAAGGCTACCGGTCACGGGGGCTAAGGCTTAGTTCCACGTGGAACTATTAAGTGACAACAGCGCCGGACGGATAGTGTTTCGCGCTCGCGTCGAAGTCATCAAACTCCGCGTTCTTTTCGGTGTGCTCGAATTTGCTAACCATGATGACCCCGCCCGTGAGAGCAGAGACGGCAACGCCCGCGCTGCCCAAGGTCACAGCAGGAGCGCCGCCGCCCTTAAGCGAGATATCCGTGGTCGGGTTGAGATCCTTGACCTTCGTGATGATACCTGCGGAGCTCTTGCGCTCGATGATTTCCGTCTGCTTGGAAAGCTTGAGTTCGTCCGTGAAATCCCCCCCGGACGTGGAACCGGCGACTCCCTGAGTGATGGTGGTAGGCATAATGGGAAAATTAGAAATTAGAAATTAGAAATGTGAAATTAGGGATTTTCGACGGGCGCGGTTTCGGCCACCAGGTTTTCCAGAGAGGAAATCTGCGCGTCCAGCACGGCGATGCGGGCCTGGGAGTCGGAGAGGGTGTTTTGCAGGTTCAGCTTTTGCTGCCGAAGCTGGCGGAGCTGTTCGATGGCGACTTCGTTTGTCATACGAGAAAAGGCAGTGTCAAACGAACTTGCAAACCATGTTCAGCGTGAGCACCGTGCGGAGATCTTCGCCATCCACATCCGATTCGATTCCTTTCGGACCGTAATCAATGACATTGACCACAGCGCGGGTGGCGAGGGCGGCTTTGAACGTGGCTTTGGCGGAGGAGGAAGAGATCGCGCCCGCGCCACACAGCGCGCCCAGGAGCGCGGCAAACATGGCATCGTGCTCATGTCCGGCGGTCTCATCCCCGGTGCGGGATCGCAGTTCCAGAGTGAGAGAGCCTTTGCGGAACGTCTCGCCATATTGCTGCCATTCTCCAGTGACCGAGAGCGACGGGCGGACGATATCGGCGGCAGCCTGAGCAGCGTTCACATGGGCGATTCCAAGCGTGTAGCTGGCCTTCAACACAGCGGCGATCTCCTGCGAGATGAGCAAATCGTTTTTCATGGAGTTTAGGCTTCCTTGGCTTCGACGACAATGCAGGGATCCCCTACCGGGTCGTGGACCTTGGCGACCCGGTAGGTTTTTTCCCCCTCGACAATGGTGGTCCGCTCGGGGCGGATCGTGACGCCCGTGGGGATGACATCGCGGCGGATCCGCCAGGAGACATCGCAATCCGGCATGAGCCCGGTGAGTTCGTTGGCGACGGCCTGCGTGGCCTTGAAGCGGGCGGCAGGGATCGTGTGCGTGCCGATCGTGATGGACGTGAGAAAGACCTTTTCAATCGCCGCGGCGGCGCGCGAGCGCAGGCGGGCGAGTTGTCCGGGGCTCATCTGCGGCGGCGGCGATCCGGAAGGGGAACCAAAGACGGGCCGTCCTCAAGTTCCTCTGCGCCGGGCTGCTCCGGCGCAGAAGAGGTAGGAGAGAGACCCGATTCAGCAGCTTGCGGAGCATCTTCCCGGCTTCGGTTTGGGTTTATAGAATTTCGGCGACGGCCCTTGCGCATGAAGTGGAAGGCACCCATCTCAATGCGTTCAAAAGACGGATCGCAATTGTCCACGGCCAGTTGAACTTCCTCCGGAGAGAACCCGGAAGCAATGATCACCGGCTCACTGCGGCGGTGCGCCGTGCGGTAGCCAACAGCGATGCGGAATTGAGGCATGGCTTAAGCTGCGCCTTTGATGAGGCCCTTTTCGACCAGGGCGGCGCGGAGTTCGTTGACGAGAACGATGCTCGCGGCGTTGTCCGCCACAAGCTGGTTGATCCGAGCCTGCATCTCTTTATTCTGCAAGTTCGCGGCAGTGATGACGGCATTGACCGCCCCGTTGACCGCGGCGTCGGAGTAAGTGTCCGACGTGGAGAGGGCGATTGCCTCCAGATCCGCGAGCGCACCGGAAAGAGTTCCAGTGAGCGAACCGCCAAGCACCGCGCCAGTGCCCTTGGTAACGAGCGCCTGTGCCGCCCCCGCGCGCTGGGCGACGGGAGCGGAGCCATGAAAGGCCAGGGGCTTTGCGGGGCGGCGGGAAACCACCAACCCCGCCGCACTCTCTTTGATTTCTTGAGGCATGATGATCTATGGGGCGACCAAGGGTCAGGAAGCGGCGGATTCCACGATGCGGAGACCGGCTTTGTCGAAGCCAGCGCCCGCAGCCTGTTCGCCGGGCAGGTCGGAATTCACGATCTCGCGACCGGCCTTGATGCCGAAGGCCACGACGCAGGCGGCATAGATGTCGCCGGTCGGGTTGGTTCCGGCGCCGTCCTGCCAGAGATACCAGGTGAAGGAAAGACCGCTCTCGGCTTCCACGCCCGGAATGACGTTCATGGTCTGCGGGATGCCGAGCATCTGGCGCATCTTCTCGTTATCGTCCAACGGACGGAACGCGATGTGGATCGAGCGTTTCTCGCCGGCGAATGCGTTGATGGCTTCGAAGCGCGACACGGTAGTCGTGCCGGAGCCGTCTCCGGTGAGATTGATCGCGGCTCCGCCAGGAGTGGCGGCAACCTTGAAGGTATCGTCTGTGACGTCGCGGACATAGTAGTCCGTGGCGGCAGCGAGCCCCGTGGGGAGCGCACCTCCGACATTCGCAACGCGGACGCGGGTGCCGGCGGTGAGGCCATGAGCAACGAGCGTAAGCTTGTCGTCATCGGATTCCCCGGTGACAGTGCCCACGGCAACGGTGTTGCTGGGCATGTTCGGGAACTCGCGGACCGACTCGAATCCCTCGATATTCACGAGCGTGATGTAGGGATCCGCCCCGGTGCGCTGGCCGTGGTAGTCCCCGCTGGCAACGATCGGATCGAGCGAGATGTTGCGGACGAAATCCGTCTCGCCAAGGATGAAGCGGGGAGCGAGGGCTCCGAGCTTGTTGAGCTTCGCACGAGAGAGGCTGAGCGTCTCATACTCGGCAGCGGCCACGGTGGCTACGAGCTCGTTGGAGAAGTTGTTCTTGTTGAATTTCTCAACAACCTTGCCGATGACCCAGCGACCCAGGCTCTTTCCGGCTTCGAGCATGGAGGCTTGGAAGGCCGGCTCGAGGAGATACTTCACGCTGTCCACAGTGGGCAGCTTGATATTCACGATCGCGGCCTGGTCAATCTTGACCTTGATGTCGCCGACCAGATCCTTGACGTTCGTCGCCCCCGTGCCGAGGCCGGAGCCAGGCGTGAACGCCGCGGCAGTCGGAGCAATCGCCAGATGTGAGATGACTTCCTGCCCGAATTTCACAGGCGGAGCAAAAATCGATCCGTTCCTACCAAAGTCCGTCGAGAAGTAGGAAAGCTCGGGAACCTTCGTGCGGAAAGCCTCCGCCACCTTGCCGGTGAGAATGCTCGTGATGAGCGTCGGGTTGAACAGCCGGTATTCGCGCATTTGAAAGCCCACCACGCCGATTGAGGCGATGGCGGCGTCCAGGACGATGAATACGGTCAGGGCTGCGAGCGGACCATGCTCAAGCGCGACGCGCGCCGTGATGGCGAGCGAGAGGACGAAGAGCAGGACAAGGAAGGATGCGAACAGTTTTTTCATTTGGTGTGATTGGCGGATTTCGGTGATCGGTGATGGGTGCTGTCAAATATGGGGCGGATCAGATGCGCTTGTCTTTGACCGCCTGCTCGAACTCCGAGCAGATGGCGGCGCGCTCGGACGGCGACTTGGCGGATTTGATGCGGGCCTCAAAATCGGCCTCGCTCATGGCCGGGAGCTCCGGAGCGGAAGAAGCGGCGGCGTCCTTCTTGATGCCCTTCACGCCGCAGAGGGTCTCGAGGCGGGCGACGTTCTGAAACGCGGAATCGCGCTCGGCGGTGATCGAGGTGATATTCCCCTTCGCGGTGGCCAGCTCGCCACGCACGGTGGCCAGATCGGTCTGCGCGCTCGTGGCCACTTTCGTGGCTTCATCGAACTGCGACTTGAGGCCGTCGCGCTCGATGACCAGCTTGTCGCGTTCGCCGGTGATCGTGGAAAGGGAACCCTGAAGGGTGCTCAATTCGCTGCGAGCGGCGGTGAGTTGTTCCTCGATGGAGAGAGTTTTCCCGCCTCCGCCAGATTCGCCGCCCTTGTCGGCAGCGTGTAACATGTGCGAAAGCCCGATGATGGAGAGACAGAAGAGTTTTTTATTCACGCGGAAAGCCGCGTGTCAAAAAGAGAAAGCGGAAAGTGGAAAGCGGAAAGCTTAAAAAAGGCGGCGGACTTTCGCGATGGCAGCAGGGAGATCCTTCACGGTGCCCGCGACAAATCCGCGCTGCGACGCCTCGATGCCGCGGAACGATTGCCCCTGCATATCGGCGGGATCGATGGACGTGCGGTATTTGCTCACGCCCGCACGGAAGCGGGATCCGCATTCGTCAACAAGGCCCTGCAAGTATTCGCGCTGCGGCTCGGTCAGCTTTCCGTCGATGCCCTTGAAATCTCCCGATCGGAAGGTTTCCCAGATCATCCCCATCTTTTCCCAGAACGCGGAATCATCGAGATAGGCCAGGTAAGAACCGATGCACCCGACCTCCGAATACTTGCCCGCGTAAATCGCCAGGCTCGGAGCGGCCGCTTGGTAAGCAGACGAGCAAAGCTGGGCCCCGTCGCCAACGAACGAAACCACGGGCTTCCTGCGGTTCGCGCACTCCGTGAGGTCGAAAAGTTTTTCGCCGGCGATGCTTTCCCCGCCCGGGGAATCGATGGAGAGGGCGATGACCGAGATGTCGGGATTGTTCAAGGCCTCCTCGATTTCCTGCTCCACGTCGTTCGGATCGGTGAGATTGATCCCGTAGGATTTGATCCAATCGGGGATGTTCAGCATGACGACCCCGCTGATCGGAATCACCGCGACGTCCCCGATAAACTGCATCGTCGGCAGAGGGTTTCCGCAAATGTCTTTCTCCGGGCGCTCGTTTTTCAGGACCGAGAGGAGGATGGAAGAGATGATCGTGCGTCCACGGGCGGCGCCAATGTGCCAGGGCTGGGAGATCAGGCGGTCAATGAATCGGGCTTTCATGATGAAAATGTGAAATGCGAAATGGGGCGAATAAACACGTGTTTATTGGGATTTTTTATTGGTGGAGTCCTTGGGATCGGCCTTGGGATCATCATCAGGATTGTCATCCGGAGGCGGCTCCGGGGCGGCAAGCGGCGCGGCGGAGCCGGCGGGCAGGCGGAAAACTTCGTCAACCGTCATGGGAACGCCTTCCTCCTCCGCGATCTCCGCGACCTGCTTGATCCGGCGGGCGCGCTCGCGGATGATGCGTTCATCGAACTCCTCGCTGTCCTCCCCGTAGAGCATGCCCACATACAGGCCGTTCGGCATTTTCCCGGTGGTCACACGATCATCGTAGAGCCGCCCCTCGCGCCCCACATCAACCGTGATGTCCTTCGGGCGCACGACATGGTAAGGCCACCATTCGTCCGGGATCCCGCCGCGGACATCGTTGAACGTGCCGGCCTTGATGTTCTGCCAGAGCCAGAACGGCCACCATTCCTCGATGACCTGAGCGATGATCTGGAAATCCCGGACGGTGTTGAACACTCGTTGGACCTTGCCCATCGCCAAGCGGACCAGCGTGCCCTGAGAAAGCCCGGCCAGGCTGTAAACATAATCCGGGGGGTAAAGCGTGCAGTAGGCGATCGAGGCCAGCAATTCCTTCATCCAAGACGACGTCTCGCTCGACTTCGAACTTTCGATCACTTTGAGTTTTTTTCCGGCGGGCAGATCGGCCACGTCCACCTCCGTGCCATCCTGCGAAACGATTTTTTGAACGAAGAGTTTCGTTCCGTCATCCTGTGTGATGACTTCCATTGAACTCGCACCCGGAAGCAACGAAGGCGAGGTGTCGCCATCGTCCGTCCGCTCGATGGCATAGGCCATGCGGGCGCGCATGAGAACGCCACTCGTCTCCGTGCGCTCCAAGTCATCCATCGAAAAAAGCTGACGGGCGACGGGCGCGAGCGCGGACATCCCGCGCTTCTGACCGATCAGGAACGGATCATGAAAATGAATGACGTCATCCGCGCTGAGGTCCAGCCAGCGTTTGGTCTCGCCGCCGGTGTTGAACCGCCATTGCAGGGCGCGTCCAAAGGAATTGTCCATCCGACCGTCGCGCCATTTTGTCTGATCGAGCGGCGTGTCATAGGCATTGTCGCACTGCCAGGCCGGGAGAAAATGCAACTGCGGACAGGAGGAACCTTCGCCCGCGCGGAGCTTTTGCGCGAAGCAATCCCCGCGCAAGCGGATCTCGCGGCGGATCATGAATTGCGCGGAAAAGAAATTGTTCTCGCCGTCCGCACTGAACGCCTTGTGAAACCCGCATTGCTGCTGCCAGGCCCGCTTGACGGCAGAGTTGAAGGCGATGCTTTTCGTCGCCGGCTTCGGCCAGATGCCGGTATCCACCTCGTCAAGCGCGAGGCCGTCAATCACGGCGCGGACCGCGCCAATGTGGTTGTAGGCCCAGTTGATTTTTCGGGCCGTCTCCGTGCGAGACATGGCGGTGATTTGCTGGCCGGGATCCAAGGATGGAAACCAAAACCACCCGCGGTAGCCGGACTGGCGCGCTGATTCAAACGCCCAGCTCAACCCTCCCCCGGAGCTTTTCGACCGGATCGGCTTGCCGTAGGAATCAACGATCATGGCCCGAACCTCACTGTGAATCCAAGGCGGCGAGGAGGAAGAGGTTCCTCAGCGGGCAGCAGATAGGGATTTTGGTAATTGGAATCGAGCTCCGCTCGCCGGGCATGGAGAGCGCGCACCTTGTATTTCTGCCGAAAATTCACCACGCCCGTGACGCTTCCGCCTTCGAGATTCACGCTCGTGCCAGTAATCGGATCAAAGGCTTCCTCGGAAACTGCGTTCAGGGCCGCAATCCATGCGGCTGGCGGCGTGCCGGCTCCCAATGACGCCAGTGTCGGAAAAATCGTGCGGTAATAAACCAGCGCATCGAGGAAAGATTCATCAGCCATCGCGGGACGCCGGATGTCAAAGGCGGGGAAATCAGGACCGGATATTGCGGGTCATGAAGTCGAGCCCGAGAATGGCTTCCTTCACACAGTCGCCGTAGTGGTTCGGAGCCGAGATACTTTCATCCCAGATCCACTTGCCGCGCCGGTCCTGCTTCTGGCGTTCCGCGCACATTTCCTCGAGGAAGGTCTCATCATTTTCCACGTCCGAAGGAAACCACAGCCGGCGGCGCATTTTCTTGATGCGGTCGATATAGAGAGCGTCTCTTGCCCGCTGGTCATTGTAGTGAAGCTCGCGAAACCTCGTGTGGTAGCTCGTAACGTGGACGTAGCTCCACAGCTTCACGGTGACCGCCGCCGCGCCGCCAAGACCTTTCGTCGGGATGATGATTCCCCGGCTCGCCAGGCAGGCTTTGTAAACATCGCCCGGACGCCAGCGGGCATCCATCCAGCCACTGGCCACCCGGCATTTCTCTCCGGTCAGGCGGATCGGCCAGGTTTTGTTCGCGGCAAGCTCGCGCACGGAATCGGGATCCAGTTCCTCGCCCCAGTCGATGACAGCCGCGTCGCTGAGATTTTTATGGATGGCGATGACCGCCCATCGGGCGTAGTTGCCGCCGACGTCGCTGCCAAGAATGAGGATAGGGGGAGAGTCCGCCCGCACGCGGTAGGGATCGAATGGGATCGTCCCGCGCGTATATGGCTGGCAGGCCGAGTAGATGGGCGGGGTGTCCACTCCGCGCTCCGCATTTGCGGCCGCGAGACGGTCCGCGCTCGGCTCGTCATGGAAAATGTTCCGCACGATCTGGCCTTCGGAATTTGGCGAGTCCACAAACCAGACCGAGCGACCGGCAACGTTCGCGAGGATGTCCGATTCCTGAGTGGCATTGGCTTCCTCCGCCCACGCCTTGCCACAGCGGTGGTTGAAAAACGACTGTAGGCGTTCGTGGCTCTCGTGCTTGGCCTCGATGTATTCGTCAGCGATTTTTCCGAAGCTGGAGAGCTCATCCTCCGAATAGAAATCCGAGATATGCTGGGAGACGATGCCCGGGGAACTCGATACTTCCAGTGGGAGCCATCTGCCGCGATCCAACATCCACCGTTTGTGGTGCTCTTCGATTTTCCCCTGGCAGGCGGCGCACTCGTAATACGTTTCGTTCTGGACGCGGAGGCGGTCCCATTTCCCAAGAAGGTTTTTGCAGTGGTCGAAAACAAACCGACCGGTGCGCATCTTCCGCGTCTCGCCAAGCGGGAGCGGGCGGGGCATGAACTCGCCCGGGGCAACCTCGATCAGATCGTTGAAGTCGTGAAACGGCACGTCGCGTTCCTCCGGAAAAAATGTCAGAAACTGGTTGTGACCGCAGTGCGGGCAGGGGACGAAGAATTCCTCCTGGTTGCCGCGCAGGAACGCCTTGTTGATCGGTCCGCCTTTGAGCTTCGGCTTGGAGAGATTGATTTGCAGCCCGCCGGTGCTCGTCTTTTTCCGGGATGCCAGATCGCCCAGAATGAACTTCCCGTGCTCCTCAACTTCATCGGAGACCGTGAACGGAGCCTGCTTGTTCGCAAACTTTCCGCTCGAAAAGGATCCGTAGAAAAGGAGCTCCATGCCCCGGAGTTGGAACTCGAGGGTTTTGATGTCGTCGGGATCTCCGGTGAAGATGGACTGGTCGAGAAATTTGAAGCTTCTGAGCAGCCGCCGCGCGATTTTTTTTGCCTCTTCCGCCGAATCGATTGCGTAGATCGTATTGCGCGGGCGGTAACTCACGAACCAACGAATGCCATTCAAAGCCGCCTCGCTATATCCACTCTGGCTGGATTTCTGGACGTTGAATTCCGTGACGTTGACCTGGACGTATCGGGACAGGGTCCAATCCCATACCCACATTTTCGTGTGGCGGATGATAACCTGAAGGCGGCGCGTCCATGGGGTTTTGCTGCTGCGGTATTCCCCGGGCTCGGCCGCGTCCTCGTTCTGAAGCAAGACAACCTCATCCGCCCATTCCCATATCTCTGTATCCGGCGGCGGCGTGAAGGCGCGGGACACGGCTTGGGCCACCAACGAGCGCCGCCAGTCGTGATTCAGAATCTCAGGCGGCAAGCTCGCGGAGGAGGTCATTGGTTGATAAAGATTCCAGTTGGCAAAGCATGCGCTCCTCGGAAACCCGGGCGCGTTCGATCGCTGCGGTCACTTCGGCTCGCTGCTCCGCGCTTAACGACGGGCACAATTCCTGCACGCGCCGCACCATCGATGTCCGGCTCTGCCGCAGGAGCTCCGCCGCGGCAGCGAGATCGCGCTCGACGGCCTCGCGCAAAATAAAAAGGCCGCGTTTTTTCAGTCGCTCAGTGACGCGCGTCTCGATCTTGTCGATCGTCTCGGAAAGCTTGAGGTATTTGCTTTCGAGCATCGCGCAATCCTCGCCGCCTTTTAGCGCGTTTTTTAGCTGGGTAAATTTCGCCGCCTGGATCTGCTTGAGTTCACGGAGGCGGTCGCCTTCCTCGGGATCGATGCTCTCCAGATCAATAATCGGGTTAACCATCGGGCGAGGGGGAGCGGAGGCATGGGGTGGATTGTCTGCCGGATCAGGTTCCGTCTCCGGCGCGGGAGAAGGCTTTGCGGACGAGATTGCGGCCATCTCGATTTCTGCGGGCACGCGCCACTTCATGTTGCGCGACCACCAGTCCGGCATTTTGGACGGGTCATGAAGCGGGCACGGGTCCGCGCGTTCCTCGCCGCGCTCAATCCACCGGCGGATCTGCCGCCATTTTTTGCCGTAGAGTTTTTCGTAGCGGGATTCGTCGGTTTTCGTCAGCTTGACCGACCGATCCGGCTCGGTCTCCGCGCGAAACGCTTCAACGCTTGGCGGGATGGGTTGATTTGCAAAGTTCGGATGTGTGTTCCGGACCTCTTCCCACTGCGAGGGGGTGAGGTCTTGACCGTCACAGAATTTTCCCAGAAGGGAAACGGCGCGTCGCTGCGAGGCGAGTTCAGGCGTCAGCAAACCCTCCATGACCTTTCGGTGCGCGACCGGCAAAGCTCCCCCCTCGCCAACGGCTTTGATCACATTGCGCGTGTCAGCGGCAAGAACCTTCGCGGCAAGATCAGGTGAGACTTGCGGAGTTTCCATGTCTTCCGGTTAGTTCGTCGAGCCAGGCCGCGTGGAATGCGTGCGTGGCGGGATCGTTGGTGATAAGCATTTGCTCGATGTTGTCGGAGCTCCGCAGATTTGCGCTTCCCTCAATGACGTAATGGTCGCCCGAGGCCGTCGGCAGACAGATCACTTTTGCGTGACTGCGGGTGATTGTGATCGTGGCAATGCCGGCGAGCCGGGCTGTCACTGCCTGGAATACGGTAGTTTTGTCCACCTGCTGAAAATAAGAGCTGACGATCAGGGACAACCTGGACACCTCGCCGCGGGCAACAAGACCCGCGAGCGTGTCGGCGTTGGCGACGCTCATGCCGAGGGTTGCAATTCGGAGATGGGGGCAATGCCCGCGCGCCCGGACAATGGCGGGGATGAGATCGCAAAGAACGAAGTCGCCGCGCAGCAGGCAGTGCGTGCGATCTGAGGGATCGGATGGAAGCACATCAAGGACAGCCCGGGCGTTCTCGGGGCGAATCAAGCTCTTGATCCCACGTCGATTTCGCTTTTCCTCTGCCTTCGCCCGGTGGAAATGGAAGCGGTTACTATCCAACGCAAACTGAGGCTCAGCCCGCGGCTGATCAAGCAAGGCAGCCGCAGCCTCGATATCCGTGTCGAGGCGAATGTCCTTGAGATCATGCGGGGGTTCCATCGCGTATTTTCTCCACCTTAAGTCCGGACCGAGTCAGCCGTTCCAGAATGACGGCACAGAATTTCGGGTCGAGTTCCGTCGCTACCCCGAGCCGCCCGGTTTGTTCCGCAGCGAGAAGCGTTGTTCCGCTGCCCCCGAATAGTTCCATCACGGTGTCACCGCGTTTGCTCGAATTCCAAATATGCCGGGCCACCAGCGGCAGAGGCTTCACGGTGGGGTGCAGGGAATTTCCGGTATTTCGAGGCTCCCGGATAACGGTGGTTTCTCTCGCGTTGCGAAGCTGGCCAACGAGCGCGACAAGCTCTTCTTTCGAGAGCTTGCTCAAATTCGGCTCATCATCCAAGACGCTGGACTGGCAAAAGCCGCCCTGCCAATAATGACCGGCCCCGGGCTTCCAACCATAAAGCACCGGCTCGTGCTGCCACTGGTAATCCTGCCGACCGAGTGTGAAGGAATTTTTCACCCAGATCAGGCATTGCGCCAAATAGAATCCGGCCACCGCGAGGGACTGGCGTGTGAGCAATCCGTAGCTGTCGGCGTGTGCGCAATAAATCGATCCGCCGGGCTTCGTGAATTGAAAGGCAACGGCAAAGCAGGCCGCCAAGAGTTTGCCGTAATCCTTCTCACTCAGATCATCGTTCAGAATTTCCTCCGGTTTTGCCCGAGGAGTCTTTCCCTCGCCACGTTTCAAATCGAGGCGCCGCTGTTGGATCGAGTCGTAGTTGACGTTGTATGGCGGATCCGTCCACACCATGTCAGCCAATTTTTCCCCGAGTAAAACCCTCCAATTCTCCGGATCGGTGCAGTCGCCACAAAGCACGCGCTGCCCGCCGGCGGAATAAAGATCTCCTTTCTTCACCTGCCATTGCTTTGCGATCTCTTCTGCCTGGGAGACAAGTTCCGTGGCCGTCTCTGTGTCGTCTTGGACTTCCGGACCTTCGAGCAGCGCGGCCAGTTCCTTTTCCGTCATGCCCGCGAATCCGGCATCGAGGCCGGCGCGGGCGATATCCCCGGCCAGCCCGGCCAGGATCTCTTGCTCCCACTCTCCGAGGAGTTGGTTCGCCGCGATCATCCTAGCGACGTGTGTGGCCTCGTCATAGTCCACCACAGAGACATCGGCGGCAATGAACCCGGAAGCGATCAGCACTTTGTGGCGAAGATGCCCGGAAACCAGCATCCCATTCCGGACGTTCACTACCAATGGGTCGAAATAATCGCGATCAAGGCTCCGGCGCAGCGCGTCCCACTCCGGCGAATTCTCCTTGGGATGAACCCGAGGGTTGCGCGGATGAGGTTTCAGCACAGCGAGTTCCATCCGTTCGACGCGAAGGACGGCCACTTTCTCTGTTTCGGTCAGCATTGTAATTGCTGGTCGCTGTCAAATTGTCACAAAAAAACCGGCATCCTGTCGCAAACCCTTGCGTTGCGACGCGACACCTTCGACTGAGGGCGGAATTAAAAAGATTCCTTACCCCCCCCTGTCATAACTGCCATAAAATGACACTTGCGGCAGCACTCAGCCTGCCTAAACGCCAACCTTAATTTGTTTATCCTCTTGGATATATAATAGAAGTGACGCATATGCTTCATAATCATCTGTTCAAGAATAATAATCAAAAACCTTTCACCATCGCACTGGCACAATAGAAAAGCAGCGTCAACGCGTCATGCTTTGCGTTAATCATTGATCCTGTGCAATCTAAGGTTGACGCACGAACTTGAAAACAAGTCATGCTGCTGTCACCAATGACGGATTTGCTACAGTGAAGAAGGACGCGAAATAACCCAGTTGCGGGCAAGCTTTGTCCGGTGTTGTGCAACACGTTCAGGCTGATCCTCTTTCAAGCGAGAAAGGAGGCGATCAACCTTGTTATGCATACACAATTTCTTGGCTTCTGTTTTCACGCTGCACTTGTCGTCCAGTATCAAACGCTCCAAAGACAGGGCCGTCCCCTCCCACAACTCGCCCTTCGACTTTGAATCACTTTCGTGATCCCACAACTTTTCGTCATCGGGGAAGAACGTGGCCGCGTCGAGGATCTGAAGGAGCTCTGCCGCCGGCGTATCATCGAACAACTCGAGGGCCAGCGCGGGATGATGCCATTCCTTCACCCCGAACCGAGCCGAGTGCATTGCTTCGGGGATCTTGAATTCATTGAGCAGAAACCACGCGTAAGCTGGCAACTCGGCAGCAATGCTTGCCCGGAACGCTGCGCGCTCCTCCAGGGTCTTTGCAGGCACAGGCAGGGGGCATCCTGACACGAGAAACAGGTGGACCTTGTCCTTCATGTCCGGCGTGAGCAAAGGCAGCACGCGCATTTTATCCGGATCGTCATTGATGCTGATCGTCGTGCGGAAAAAAGGCGAGACCACCATCGCATCCTCCCGCTTCCTGTGAAGCCTCTGCGTGTCGTTCACGACAAGTTGCTTGAGCATCTCTCCAAAAAACACACGATCGGCAGTCTTGGTGGACGACGCGGGATCTTCCATCATCAGGTGCTCAGCGGAGAACATTTCCCCATTGAAATCCGTGCGCCCGAACAAATACGGCCCGGGATCCGCGCTCCGGCCGCCCAGCAAACCCGTGA